AGTGAACTTCTGCCCCAGCGCAAGATTGACACCTTTGGTCGTCAGTTCAGCATGACCCGCCAGGCGTTTATCAATGACGACATTGGTTTTATTACCGAGGTCCCCGGAATGTATGCCGCCAGCGCCAAGCGCACGATCAACAAGCAGGTTTACAAGATCCTGATGGACAACCCTGCCATTTTCGACGGTGTGCCCCTGTTTGACGCCGCCCATGGCAACCTGATCGCCAACGGCAGCAAGCCGTCCAACGAGGCGATCCAGGCCATGATGATGAAAATGCTGCTGCAGAAAGATCCCTTTGGTGAGGCCATCATGGTCCAGCCTGCCCATATCATCGTCCCCGTGGGCTATAAGTTCCTTATGACCACGATCCTGTCCAGCCCCACCATCAACACCGAGGGCAACACCCAGGCGGTCAACCCTCTGTACCAGTATCGTGAGCAGCTGAACATTGTGGAGGACGGCACCCTGAACGGCCTGGCTGGTGAGGGCAACCCCGTTCCCTGGTTCATGGCTGGCGATAAGACCTATGCCAAGAGCCTGCAGGTTGACTACCTGAACGGCCAGGAAACCCCCACCATTCGCCGCAGCGAGGTCCCCGGACAGCTGGGCTTTGTCTGGGACATTTGGCTGGACTGGGGTATCACCGCTGTGGACTTCCGTGGCATTGCCAAGAACCCCGGCGTTGTTATCGAAAATCTGTAAAGGAGGTAAGGACAGATGAACGCAAAATATTGGCAGAAAGGCGAAACCCTGGACTACACCCCCACCGAGGCCGTGAAAAACGGCGCCGTGGTAAGTCTGGGAACCCGGATCGGCATTGCTGGTTCCGACATTGCGGCCAATGAGCAGGGCCAGATCCACGTCGTTGGCGTTTTTGAAATGGCCAAGGACGGCGCAGAGATCGCCCTGGGCGCCGCTGTCTACTACAACGAGGCCAACGACCAGATCACCGCAACCGCCGACGGCGCCGTGCCTGCTGGCTACGCTGTGCAGGCCGCCAAGGCAGCGGACACCACTGTGCTGGTCAAGCTGCTGGGTTAATTCGGCGGAGGTGCGAACATGGAAAGGTTGATCGCAAAGCGCGCGGTCCTGTATCAGGGCCGCCAGTATGAGCCGGGCGAAGTGCTGCCCGCATACGACACCATTATGGTGGACGCCTGGTTGCGCGCCGGCAGCGCCGAAATGGTGAGCGACGCCAAGCCGGAAGAAATCCCGGCGGGCGACGATAACGGCCAGAACGGCCAGAACGGCCAGAACGGCCAGGACGGCCTCCAGAACGGCCAGAATGGCCAGGAGGGAACCGAGGACACCCAGGACAGCCAGGACGCCGAAAACGGCACCAAAGACGGCCAGGGCGACCAGGAAATGGTAGAGGGCCACCTGGACCCTGCCCAGCTGGAGAGCATGAGCAAGGAGGACCTGGTGGCACTGGCCAAGGACATGGGCGTGGAACTGCCCAGAGGCGCAGCCAAGGCCCTGATCGTTGAGAAACTGGCCGCCGTAACCGTGCAGGCCCCTGTAAACGACGGGAGCGCCCAGTGATGGGCGCCCCCACGTTCAAGGATCTGGTGGCGGCGGACGTTTCCAACGTGTTCCTGAACCTCCAGGAGTTTGCGGAGATCCGCCTGATCAACGGAAAGCAAATGCCCGTTGTGGTGGACGACAACGAACTGCTGGAGCGGGACAAGGCCACGGCCCTGGGCGCCCAGCTGGCCGGAACCTATAAGGCCCGGCGGCTGATCTATGTTTCCAAGGCTGATTTTGGCCCGCGTCCAGCCCAGGACGCAATGCTGACCATGGGCACCAAGGAATACAGGGTAAAGTCCTGCACCGAGGAGGCCGGGATCCTGGCCATTGAACTGGAGGCGGTGAGATCGTGAGCAAGGAAACGCTTGTTATGATCGACACCGACCAAGAGATCACAAAGATCGTGCAGAAAATGAAACGCCTGCATGATCAGCTGGGCGCCCCGGAAGTTTTCAGAAAAGCCCTGAATGACACGGGCCGAAAGGTCCGAAAGCAGATCATAAAGGACGCCAAAGGCCGGTATGCACTTTCCAACAAAAAGGTGCTGACCGACAAGAGCAAGGGCGGCCCAGAACTGCTGACGGCCTCCAAGTCCAACCTGACGGCCACGATCAGATCCAGAGGACCCATGCAAGATATTATGACGTTTATGACCAGGCCGAACACCGACCCCGGAGCGGCGGCGGCCAAAGTCCTGAACGCCAGTTCCATGAAAGAACTGCAGACAGGCGACCTAAAGGCGTTTGTGGCGCAGTTCGCCAGTGGCCATGTGGCCATTGTGCGCCGAACAGGCCCGGCCCGCCTGCCGGTCAAAAAGCTGCTGTCCCCCTCCGTTCCCCATATGTTGAACAATGAGGAGATCCGAGAAAAGGCGGCGGCCATGACATACGACCTGCTGCAGGCCGAAATTGAGAAGCACATAGCAAAGGTTTTAGGAAACGCGGCATAAAAAAGCGGCGGCCACACGGCCACCGCAAAGGTTTAGGCATTATAAAAATCGTCGCTGGTATATCCCATTTGTATGGCCAGGAAATAAATATGCTTGCACGGGCGCCCGCGTTTGTCAAAGTCCGGGCAGGTACATTCATCCAGGCTTGTCATGTAACTGTCAGAACTGGATCCCCGCACCTCTGCAAATCCAGTCTGGGAGTTATAGGACAGAATGGCCATGCCCTGGTGGGCGGCCTTTTCAAACCGTTCAAGCTGCGCCTGGCCGTCGTGAACTTTAGCGTTCCAACTGCCAAAGGTATGGCAACCGGCGCAGGGTTTCCCGTCGAAGCGCAAAAACGTCTTTTTCGGCTGGATCCTTTTAGGGAGCCACAAGACCAGCGCCAGGCCAATGGCGATTAAAGCAACGCCGGCGACAGGCGACGCAAGCGCAAGGGTGACACCCTCCAACGCCAGGATCACGCCCACGACCCTGGACAAAATGCGCTTTCCCTGCGGGTTTGAAAGCTGGTAAATGGCGCCGTTCTCTGTCACGACGGTGGAATGTTTAGACTTTCCCATTTTTGTGCCCTCCATTGCTGACTATTTACACACTTTGCTGATTATTCCCACAACGGTGATTATACGTCACAAACCGAAACTTTGCAAGGGGGCGTTTACCGAGTGACACAAGAAAACCTTATGGACGCCGTAAAGGAGGACCTGGAGGACCTTTTCGGGGACTTCAAGCTGACCAACTCCCTGGGTGTCGAGCGGGTGGTGCGCGTGTTTACCCAGGATCTCCCGATCCGCGAGGGTGACGACGAAGAAACAGACCCGGAGGCGCCGCCGGAACCTTATGTGCTGGTCCGCCTGCAAGAGGGCGAACTGCCCGGAAATGGCGAAAGCCAAACCGTCAGCGTGGTGCTGGTCATTTGTGTGCATGACCGCGACCCGAACCGGCAGGGCTACCGGGACACCCTCCACATCGTCAACGAGATCATGCTGCGATATGGAGCCTGCGACATTGTGGGCGGGCGCTATCAGGTGCAGTACCCGATTAAGTGGGCGACCCAGGAGGACGACACCCACCCGTATTATTTCGCCGCCATGGCGCTGAATTTTGAGGCGTCGGCCATCTTCAAGGAGGTGCCAGAAACATAATGGCAAAGACCAAAAGCACCGAGCAGACCACCGGAACGGTGGTTTATTGCGGCCCCACCGTCCCCGGTGTGGCCAAACAGTACACGTTTTACACCAACGGGATCACGGCGCCCCTTGCGGCGGCCATTGAGAAATACCCGCCCATGGGCGGCCTGGTGATCCCTCTGGACCAACTGCCGGAGGCCATGAAAAAGCTGAACGGCCAGTATGGCCACATTTACCGCCTGTTCCGTCTGGTGCAGGCGAAACTCTAACAGGAGGTAAACAAAAATGGCATACAAACATGGCGTGTATAATTCCGAAATCGACACCAGCCTGGCCACCCCGATCCAGGGCAGCGCAGGCCTGCAGGTCATTTTCGGCACCGCGCCCATTCACCTGTCCAAGGATCCCGCAAAGGCCGCCAACAACCCTATGCTGTGTTACAGCTTTAAGGAGTGCCAGCAGGCCGTGGGCTATTCCGACGACTTCAAGCGTTTCACCCTCTGCCAGTCCATTGACGCCTGTTTCCGCGTGTTCAATGTCGCCCCCATTATCCTGGTGAACGTGCTGGACCCCAACAAGGCAGCGCACACCACCGAGAACGCGGCGGCGGATTACCCCGTGGAGGACGGCCTGGTGGTCTATGACAAGGAACTTGTCATGCTGAACACCCTGGAGGTCAAGAACGGCGAAACCGTCCTGGAGGCGGAGGTGGACTACACCGCAACCCATGACGACGACGGCCTGGTGGAGATCGTCCTGATCTCTGACGCGGCCAAGGAGGCCACCAGCCTGTCCGTGGTAAGCAAGAGTATCAACCCTGACGGCGTGACCTATGCCGACATTGTGGGCGGCGTGAACGCCACCACCGGCCAGGAAACCGGCCTGGAAGTGGTCCGCCATATCTTCCCCAAGCTGGGCATGACCCCCGGCCTGTTGCTAGCCCCCGGCTGGAGCCACAACCCCGTTGTGGCCGCTGCCCTCCAGGCAAAGACCACCGGGATCAACGGCGTTTTCGACTGCAACACCTATGTGGACATTGCGGCGGACGAAACCGGCGCGGTGGTCTACACCGACGTGAAGAAAGCCAAGGAGGGCCTGGGCCTTGTCAGCCCCCACGCGGCGGCTTTCTGGCCCATGGCTGCCGTGGGCGACAAGATTTATTATCTTTCCGCCATGGCTGCGGCCCTGACCGCATACAACGACGCCAGCAACGGCGACGTGCCCTATGAAAGCCCCTCCAACAAGACTATGGCGATCACTTCCACCGTGCTGGCAGACGGCACCGAGGTCATTCTGGACCAGCAGCAGGCCAACGACGTGCTGAACGCCAACGGCGTGATCACCGCCATCAATTTCAACGGTTTCAGACTGTGGGGCAACAACACCGTGGCCTATCCCTCCACCAGCGATCCCAAAGACCGTTGGCTGGCCGTGCGCCGTTTCTTTGACTGGGACGGCAACAACTTCATTCGCACCTACTTCCAGGAGGTGGACAAGCCCGGCAATAAGCGCCTGATCCGCAAGATCGTGGACAGCCAGAACATTATTGGCAATGGCTACGTTGCCCGCCAGTATTGCGCCGGCTACCGCGTGGAGTTCCTGGACGAAGAAAACCCCGTCACCAACCTGTTGAACGGCCATTTGACCGTACACACCTACCTGGCCCCCTATATCCCGGCGGAAGTGATCGAGAATATCCGCGAGTATGACGTGGAGGCCCTGCAGAACGCTTTTGGAGGTGAATAACCCATGAAAACGATCCCCACCAAGATCAACAAATACAACATTTACAACGAGGGCAACCGCCTGCTGGGAGCGGGCGACGAACTGAACCTGCCGGAGTTTGAGGCGTCCGCTGAAACGATCAGCGGCGCCGGGATCCTGGGTGAGATCGACGATCCCACCGTGGGCTATTTCGGCAATCAGGAAATGGAAATCCCGTTCCGCATTTTGGATCAGGAGGCCGTGGATATGCTGGACATGACCAAGGCCGTCCACCTGGAGATCCGAGGCGCCCAGCAGACCGTCAACAGCGAGGGAACGATTGAGTTCCGCGCCATGCGCGTGGTGGTCCGTGGCCGCGCTAATAAGTTTACCCCCGGCAAGATGAAAGCCGGCAACCCCATGGAAACCACCATCACCCTGTCCCTGCTGTATATCCTGATCGAACTGGAGAGCAAGCCGATCCTGGAACTGGACAAGATCAACGAGGTTTACAAGATCAACGGCAACGACGTTCTGGAAGCTGTAAAGGAGATGTGCTGATATGGACACCATGGAGAACCGCGCAAACCTGCCCGAAGATCAGGCGGAGGAGCAGGCCCAGGAGGAAAGCCTGGTCCTGACCCTGAAAAAGCCCTATGTCTTTGAGGGCAAGACGTACACCAGCCTGGACCTGTCCGGCCTGGAGAACGTCACCGCCGGCACACTGGAGAATGTCGGCAAGATCCTGGCAAAGCAGTCCCCTGGCCTGAACCCTGCCACCCTGGAAATGGAACTGGGTTTCTGCCAGCTGCTTGCCGCACGGGTCACCAGCCTGCCCCTGGAGTTTTTCCGGGGTATGCCCGCAAGGGACGCGGTGGCTCTGAAAAGCAAGATCGTGGGTTTTCTCTACGGCGGGGATGGGGACAACTAACGCCCGCCGTTTTAAGGAAAGCCTGTGTCGGAATGTCCATCAATCTGCATACGGGTTTTGATTATTTCATGGCCCTGTCGATTGACGAACTAAACGACATTGCCGCCGATCTGGTGGAGTTTTCCGAGGAGGTGAAAAAGCGTGGCAACAAGTAAAACCTATGAACTTATGGTGAAGATCGCCGGCAAAACAGACAGTTCCCTGAAAAACGCCTGTTTGGCCGCTGATAAAAACCTTGCCGCGCTGGGAACCACCGCAAAAAACACCGGGAAAGTCATTGCCGGAGCGGCGGCAGCAGCGGCCACCGCTGTGGCCACCATTGGCGTGGCAGCCGTAAAGGCGGCGGCGGAGTACGAAACGCAGCTGGCCAATATTTCCACCCTGCTGACCGGGACGGAGGCGGAGATCGCCGCCAGAACCGGAGAGATCGGGGAGGAAATCCTGGACGTTTCCAACAGAACGGGCGTGGCCACGGCGGATCTAACCGACGGTATGTATCAGGTGGTTTCCGCGTTTGGCGACACAGCGGACGCGGCCAGTATTCTGGAAACCGCCGCAAAATCGGCGGCAGCCGGAAACGCCACCACAACAGACAGCATTAACCTGCTTTCTGCCGTAACAAAGGGTTATGGCGACACGTCGGCGGAGGCCGTGCAGCAGGCGGCGGATCTGGCGTTTGCCACCGTCCGCCTGGGCCAAACGTCGTTCCCGGAATTGGCCTCCAGCATGGGCAAGGTCATTCCGCTGGCCAGCACCCTGGGGCTTGAACAGGAACAGCTTTTCGGCGCCATGGCGACGCTGACAGGCGTAACCGGATCCACGGCGGAAGTTGTGACCCAGCTGAAAGCAACCATGCAAGGCTTTTTGTCCCCGTCCAAGAACATGACCGAAGTGCTGAAAAGCCTGGGTTATGAGAGCGGACAGGCATTGCTTGAAAGCGAGGGCCTGCAGGGCGCGCTGGAGGCGCTGAAAGGCGCAGTAAACAACGACGAACTGGCATTTGCTGGCCTGTTTTCGTCCGTTGAGGCCCAGACCGCCGTGCTTGCCATGGCGGGCAATCAGGCCGATAACCTGACCAGCAAAACGGCGGAAATGTACGAAGCCACCGGAGCGGCAAATGCCGCATTTGCAAAACAGACCGACACCCTGGCGTATGACATTCAGATGATCAAAAACCTGGGCGCCAATTTCCTGACCCAACTGGGGACCAACATACTGCCGTATGTGCGGGAACTGGCGGAGGCGGCCCTGCCGGTGGTCACCGAGGCCCTGGAGAAGATCGGGGACTACATGACCAGCACCATCATTCCGGCGGCGCAAACTGCCGTCGAGTGGGTGGTGGAGAACA